TTAGCTCAATCGGCAGAGCATCGGATTGTGGCTCCGAAGGTCACGGGTTCGAGCCCCGTAGGCCACCCCAACTTCCCGCACGAACAGAACGACTGTTCACGTCCCGAAGTGTCACGATGCGACAGTGGTGAGCCGATGATCGGCTCACCGCCAGACGGCTCCCCCTCGCACATCTGACCGATACCCGCGGCGGCCGCGAGGGGCCAGCATGGGCGGGTGGACACTCCCTCCTCCACCAGGCGCACAGGCACGGCCGATCCCCGTGCCGGCGCCGCCGTCGCAGGGTGGTCCGGTGACCGGCCCGGCCTCATAAGCCCGGCAGCGGGGTCCGACTCCCCGTCCTGCAACCAGAGACTCGCAGGCGCCACCGTGCGTAATGGCCTGCGCGCTCTGCCGGCCGTGCGCAACGACCGGCACCTTCCCTGCGGCGCCGCATGACGGAGCGCCCGGGGCCTGTGCCCGTCTCGCCCGAGCTCTTCGCAGCCGGGGTGCTGATCGGGTTCGTCCTCGGCATCGTGGTCTCGGAGGTCTGCCCGTGGAGGCGCTGATCGCCGGCATCGTGATCGGGCTTGTGTCAGGTGTGGCGTTCGATCGCGTGATGCTTGTGCCGTGGGTTGACCACGCGAACAAGCGGGCACGGCGTGGAGCCTGATGGCGAGGCGAGCCCCCGCGCCCGTCCCGGCAGGACCGGCGACTACCGGTCTGCGCGCATCGGCGCCGCGGCGGCCTTCGTCTTCGTCCTGGTCGTCCTCCTCGTCTCGGACGTGTTCGTGGACGACTACGAGCTCAGCCCGATCGTCCTGGGCATCCTCGTCGGCGCCGTCGGCGGCCTGCTGGGCGTCGAGCTCCTCAGCGCGCTCAAGGGGTTGTTGAAGTGACCTACGCGCCCAAGACCATCGCCGCCCTCGGCTCCCTCTGGGCCAGGCACGGCGGATCCAACCTCGGCATCACCGGCAACGCCGCGCACACCTACGGCTACCACATCGGCCGAGACCGGATCTACCGGGCCGGCGGCCGGGGCGACGCGGACTACTCCGTCCAGCACCCGCGGGACAAGGCGGGACTCACGAACGCCGCGGCAGCCCTGGACCTCGGGCACGCCGACAAGGCGGAGCTCCGCAAGTTCAGCAAGTGGCTCGTCGCCCGGTGCCTCGCCAAGGCTCCCGGGACCGAGGATGTCCGCGAGGTCATCTACAGCCCGGACGGGAAGACCGTGCGCCGGTACGAGGCCAGCGTCGGGAAGACGTACCTCGGCGGCAACGGCACCGGACAGGGCGACGACACCCATCTGTGGCACACCCACATCAGCTTCTACCGGGACTCCGAGGCGCGGAGCAAGACCGGGATCTTCGCGCCCTACTGGGCCGCGCCGGCTGCCACGCACGAGCTCCAGCTCGCCAAGGGCGCGCATCCGGAGTGGACCACCGTGACGGCGGGCCTGCTCGACAGCCCGTGGACGCCGACGGCCCCGCGGAAGACCGCGACCGCGTTCCCCTGCAGCCCGGCCGTGACGATGAAGACGGAGCACGGCGGCACCGCGACCGTCTGCAAGGTGTTCGCCGGCGCCGTCTGGAAGGGCCGCTGGGTGCACCTTGCAGGTCCGGGCGTCAAGTGCGCCGCGAAGACAGGAGCCTGACATGGACCAGATGACCCTCGCAGTCGTCCTCACGGCCGCCGGCGCGACCGCGTCCGCCGCGCTCGTCACGGGCCTGATCGCGATGCTCAAGCAGACGGTGATCGGCCCGTGGATCAAGGCCGACCACGAGCCGACGCTGGCGTTCATCCTCAGCGCCGTCCTGGTCGCCTGCGCCGTGCTGTCCGTCGGGGTGTTCACGCCCGCCACGCTGTTCGCCGGGTTCCTCGCCTGGTTCGCCCTCGCCCAGATCTCGATGGGCGTGCACGACACGATCAAGGCCCAGACCTCCAAGAGCACCAAGGCGCCAGCCGCGCCCGGCCGGACGCCCTGACCCGTGGCCGTGCTGCGCCGATGCGCCGACTGCCCCGAGCTCGCCGAGGGAACGCGCTGCCCAGAGCACGAGGCAGAGGCCGGCAATCCGCGCGGCACGACCACGCAGCGCGGGCTCGGCAGCGACTGGGACCGCGTCTCGCGCGCGGCCGTCGCGGCATGGGTGGCGGCGCACGGCATGACCTGCCCGGGCGACGGCATGGGGCAGGGGGAGCACCCGGCTGCCGACCTGACCGGCGACCACGACCTGCCCAGGGCGGCTGGTGGCACTGCCCACGACGGCGTCACGGTGCGCTGCCGATCGTGCAACTCGCGGCGCGGCGCGAGGGGGGCCCCGTCCGAAAATCTCTCGGCGACCCCCTCCCCCCGGAATGACCCTGGCGCCTATTTCGCTGGTGCTTCAGGTTCAAACCAGACGGCCCGCCCGGCCCATCCTTCGAGGCGGTGGTTCGCGTGACCCGCTACGTGAGGCTGCCGTCCCGGATCGCGGCGTGCGAGCGGTGCCGGGCTGCCTTCGAGACCACCCGCCGGCTCGCCCGCTACTGCGGGACCGAATGCAAGAGGCTCGCGTCCAAGAGTCGCCTCAGGGCCGCCCGCCGTCCCTCCCTCGACGGATCCTGCGCGACCTGCGGGACGCCCTTCACCCGCTCGATCTTCGCTCCGGGCCGCCGGTACTGCCGCACCTCCTGCTCCCCTGTGGCAAAGCGCAGCCGCCGGGAGCACGAGGCCGCCCGCGAGCTGCGCCGGAAGTTGCGCATCTTCAGCCGGGACGGCTGGGTGTGCCAGCTCTGCTTGGCGCCGATCGACCCCAGCCTCTCGGGAACCTACCCCGCGGGCGCGACGATCGACCACATCATCCCGGTCTCGCGCGGCGGAAGGCACGGCGACGAGAACCTCCAGGCCGCGCACCGCGCGTGCAACGTCAGCCGCCTGAACCGCTCCATCCTCGAGTGGGCCATGGTGCGCGCAGGCGTGCCGCCAACGGGTCATGACTCCTCGGCCGTCGGGGTGTTCGCGTGACCAGCGGCGGGGCCCGCGTCCGCTCCGGTCCTCCGGCCGACCCCAACGCCCTCCGCCGGTCGCTGCCGAGCGACCGCGCGACGTGGCGCAACCTCCCGGCCTCGGGCCGCGAGGGCGACGCGCCGGCGTGGCCGCTGACCCGCATGACGCCCCGCGAGCGCGTCCTCTGGGAGCGCCTGTGGGCCAGGCCGCAGGCCATCATGTGGGAGGAGCTCGGGCTGGCCGAGGAGGTGGCGCTGCACGTGCGCACACTCGCCCTCGCCGAGCGGCCGAAGGCCCCGATCGACTCGCGGCGCCTCGTCGGGCAGCAGGCCAACTCCCTGGGCCTCACCATCGCCGGCCTGAGCAGCAACCGGTGGCGCATCGTCCCCGACCAGCAGGCCGCCCAGGGCCCGTCCGGACCCGTCGACGACGCCGACGTCGAGTCCGCCCGCGGCCGCTTCCTGCTCGTAGCCGGGGGCCACGCGTGACCCGCGAGGCGCAGCCGCTCTGGGTCGCCCTAGAGTGGATCCCGCGGCACTGCATCGTCCCCGACGGCTTCCGCAAGGGCCGCCCGTTCCGGCCGTACGACTACCAGTTCGCGTACTACGCGGCGTTCTACACCGTCCGCGGCGACGTCGAGTACGACCCCGAGAACCCGATCAGGGCGGCCGCCTTCGTCTTCCGCCGGGCGCTCCTCGTCGGCCCGCAGAAGCTCGGCAAGAACCCCGCCATCGCCGGCCAGATCTGCCTCGAGGCGGTCGGCCCGTCGCTGTTCGCCGGGTGGGCCGAGGGCGGCGAGGAGTACCGCTGCGCCGACTGGGGCTGCGGGTGCGGCTGGGTGTACGTGTACGCCGCCGGCGAGCCGATGGGGGCACCCCGCCCGACGCCCCTGATCGAGGTCACGGCGTTCAGCCAGGACAGCACCGACAACACCTACCTGGCGCTCCGGCCGATGATCGACCAGGGCCCGCTGCACGACCTCGTCCCCCACACGGGCGAGGACTTCATGCGGCTGCCGGACCTCTACGGGACCGGGTACGACCCCGACCAGTCCTGCCGCATCAACACCGTCACGAGCTCGCCCGGATCCCGCCTCGGCGGCCGCGTCACGTTCGCCCCCCAGGACGAGCTCGGCCTGTGGACGCCTGCCAACGGCATGGTCAAGCTCGCGGACACCCAGTACCGCAACCTGGCCGGCATGGGCGGGCGCGCCGCCCTGACCACCAACGCCTGGGACCCGGCGCAGCAGTCCGTTGCGCAGCGCGAGTACGAGTCGGCGGCGCAGGACGTCTACCGGCAGTTCGCGCAGCCGCCCAAGGGCCTGAGCTACGCGAACAAGGCGGACCGCCACAAGATCCACCTGGCGGTGTACCCGGCCGACACCCGGCGCGAGAACGGCGGCCACGTCGAGCTCGAGTCGATCGAGGCGGAGGCGTCGGACCTCGCCGCCAAGGACCTGCCGCAGGCGGCCCGCTTCTTCGGGAACCTGCTGGTGCCGGGCTCGGGCAAGGCGTTCGACGCCGAGCGGTGGGCGGCGCTCGCGGGCGACCAGCGCGTCGCGCCGCGGTCCGTGGTCACGCTCGGCTTCGACGGCTCGCGCTTCCGCGACGCCACGGGCCTGGTGGCCACCCACGTCCCCACCGGGTGGCAGTGGGTGCTCGGCCTCTGGGAGCGGACGGACGCCGACCCCGCGGAGTGGCAGGTGCCGCGCGACGAGGTGACCGCGTGCCTCGCCGCCGCGTTCGACACGTTCCGGGTCTGGCGGCTCTACGCCGACCCGCCCTACTGGGAGACGGAGCTCGGCGAGTGGGCCGGCCGCTGGGGCAAGGAGCGGGTGGTCGCGACGTGGACGAAC